AATTCCATTTTTCCATATTCTTTCAAATCATATTTTGAAATTGTTTCTACTAATAAACCATTTGCATAAATACCATAATTTGAAAAATAATCTTCATTTTCTAGTGTCAAATGATAAACTGTATATTCACCGGGTGTTTCATATATAGTTGCACGATCATCTAAACATGTTGGCAACCGAAATTTATCATCTGTTACACAAAGTCTGTCTCCATTTAATTCAATTGCTTGTTTTATTTGTTCATCTCTTTTGAAACTATCTACTAAAATTGCGTGACAACCTGTAATAATCAGGTCTTCATTTAATTCAGGATATTTATCTTTGGAACATTTATACAATTGATTTTTTGTTCGTTCTTGAGAAGCGGGATGATTCATATCTTTCTTGCCAATCATGTAAATGGGTTTGTAATAATGTTTCAATGTTTTCACCAAATCTCCTTTTCTCAAATCTTGTATAGGACGGTATCCTTTATTAGTAAGAATTTTTGAATCATAAAAAAAACATGGTGGTGACTGTGATATTATAATTTGAGAAACACTATTATTATCAGTATTTGAAACCCATACATTAGTTCCATCAGATGAAATACCACTTGGATTATTTCCAACTGTAATAGTTTTAACTACAGTACCACTTGAAATTGATATTTGAGAAACAGTATTATCAAGATTATTTGTAACCCATACATTAGTTCCATCAGATGAAATACTACTTGGACTATTTCCAACTTGAATAGTTTTAACTATAGTACCACTTGAAATTGATATTTGATAAACACTATTACTATACTGACCCACAACCCATACATTAGTTCCATCAGATGAAATACCAAGTAGAGTATCTCCAACTGTAATAGTATTAACTACAGTACCACTTGAAATTGATATTTGAGAAACATTACCATCACTATTTGCAACCCATACATTAGTTCCATCAGATGAAATACCTATTGGATAAATTCCAACTGTAATAGTATTAACTACAGTACCACTTGAAATTGATATTTGAGAAACATTACCATCATTACCATTTGCAACCCATACATTAGTTCCATCAGATGAAATACCATTTGGACTAGTTCCAACTGAAATAGTTTTAACTACAGTACCACTTGAAATTGATATTTTAGAAACATTATCATCACCACTATTTGCAACCCATACATTAGTTCCATCAGATGAAATACCACTTGGATTATTTCCAACTGTAATAGTATTAACTACAGTACCACTTGAAATTGATATTTGAGAAACATTACCATCACCACTATTTGCAACCCATACATTAGTTCCATCAGATGAAATACCTATTGGATAAATTCCAACTTGAATAGTCATATAATATAAGTGATTATATTATTTTCTAAAAATAATAATATTTTATTCTGTAGAATTCTCAATAATTATTTTTTTTTTATTTTTTTTAGTTCCATTATTACCTTTTAATACTAATTTTCGTTTTGTTATATTTTGTTGAGGGACATATTCAATAAAATTAGAATCAGAGTCTTCAACAATAATTTTATGTTGTTTTTTCATTTTTTTACTTTTTTTAATTGTTTCTTCTTCCAATTTTATTTTGTTTTCTATTTCAATTGGTTTTTTCTTTTTATATTCTGTTTTTAATGGTTTCATAAAAGTATTTAAATATTCTTCTATAGAAATTTTACTTTCAAATGCTGTATTTATTTTTTCAACACATTTATCATTTAATTTATTAAGTGAAATTGTTATATCTTTATCATTAGTTTGAATAATTTTATAATTAGGTATATGTTCTGGTCTTAAACCAGGAATAACTATAAATATAAAATTATCTTCTCTATTTCCATATGCAATAAATTCATGTTTTTCATAATTTGTTTGTAAAATAAATTTTTGAGAAATAAAAATAGTCGGAATTTCATATTTGGTAACAAGTAACCATAAATCAAAAAGTGTTAAAAAATAATTATCAGAATAAATAAAATTTGCAAAAGATAGTACATCAGATTTAACTTGATCTCCTACAGTTTTTTTTCCTTCTATAATTAAAATATCAACAATTTTATCTGCATATTTATCCAAATACTTTTTGTATTCATCATATAATTCATTTTTTAATTGATTTATTGTTAATTTATTATTTGTTTTGTTTTCAATTAAATCAATTATTAAATAAAATGTGCAGTAAATTTCATTATTATATTCAATTTCACTAAAATTATCTGGAAAACAATTGCGCCAAATGATAGATGTAATTTTTTCTTTATTTTTTTTATAACATTTACTTTTGCTATCATTTTTTTGATTTAACTTTTGTTCATTTAATGTATTCACATTATTATCATATACTTGTGTATTAATTGGTTGTGTTTCATCATAAGAATTAAAATGAATATATTTATTTGTAATAGCAGGTATTAATGAATCAAAATAATCTTGAGTTAATAAAGATTGTATTAAAATAATTTCATTTTCTCTCAAATTGTATCCAATATTACTAAATGATAAATATGTTTGTGGTTGAAATATAAATGATTTTATTCTATTATATCTTATTAATTCATCTGACATTTTTCCAAAATAAATAGGTTCATTTAATTTATTTGTAATTAAATTTCTTTCAGGGAGAATTAAATTACAATTGCCATTTTCATTAAATGTACATAAATTTGGCATTTTATTACAAGTTTCATTATTTTTCAAAATACATGTAGAAACTTCATTTATTAATTTATAATAATTTTTATCTCCAATAAATTGAATTTTATCTTTTACTAATTCTCTCAATAGTACATTAATATTCTTTAATTTGTCAGAATAAATAATATATTGTTTATTAATTTCATTTTCAATTTTCTCACGATTTTTTATATTGTTATAATCATTAATTAATATTTTAATTGTATTTCTAAATATGTTATAAAAATTTGTTTCTAATTTGATTTTTTTTACATAATTAACACGTTCTTCATCTACATTAGTTTTTGTTGTTATTTTAATATCACTATTTATAAGTGATTTTGATTTAGATTGAATAATATAATTATCATTATTCATAGATGGAATATTATACTCATCTTCAATATCATTTACAGGCATTGGTTCTGATATTTGTATAAATTGATTAGTGTTAGTTAGTATTCCAACTACATGTTCATCTTCTACTATTTTAAAAACTGGTTTACATGGAATATCTGGTTCTTCTTTCTTTTTTTTACTTCTTTTACTTAATTTGTTTAAAAATAATATAGTAAAATAATAGTTTTTCCATAAACTTTTATCATTCATAAAAACAAAATCAACATCATGTTTTAAATTATCATCAATTGCAGAAGGATAACACGGTATAAATCCTTCTCTCAATGTTTCTGGTTCTTTTGCAATAACACCAATCACTTTATTATTAAAATTTACTACTAATTTTTGAATTTTATATTCATATTTGTCTAATTTTTGCACTAAATCATAAAGTAATAATGACCTTTTTGCTTTATACACATTTGGAATACTATCTAACGGTTTACATATTAAATTAAAAAATGGTTTAATAATTTCTTTGAATACAGCCTTCATTGTTTTTGACAAATTTGGATCATACTCTTTAAATTCTTTACCAATAGTTAATTTATCTTTGTTTATTGTATATGAATATATTGGTTCATAATAACCATCTTTTTTCATTAAAATAATACTTGGTTTTCTAGCTTGATAAAATTCATTAGAATAATGATTTGTAGGACATAATAATTGAACATTATTTGTAATATCATCATCTGGTATTTGAAATATAATTAAATTTACACCATTTGGAAATAAATATGGATTTGGCATACTAATTATATCCCATAAATACGTATGATCTATTAAAACGTCATCATCTTTTAAAAAATCTATAAAATTTTCATAAGAAGAAACTACTTTAGTATAATATGTATTTTCTGCTTCATTATTCATGTTTAATTTTTGAAATAATTGAGTATTATTATATTTTTCTATGTTTACTTTTTTATTAGGATCATAAAAATCATTAAATAAATTACCATTTTGATATTTAATAAATGTATCAATTGAAATAGATTTTATTATTCTTTCTTTCATTTCTTTTATATTTAATATTTTTGCAATTTTTTCTTTTTCTTTATTCATTCTTTTACCGAAAAAAATAAAATCCGAAATAGATGCAATAAATGATTGTTTTTGATTTACTTCAATACCATGACGAAGTAAACAAGGATGATTTTCTTTAATATTTGTATTTGTTTTACTTATTTGACAATCAGCGTTTACTTCTCGTAAAATAGATTGTATTTCAAAAGGTAAATACCCCCATCTTCCAGCATCTAGAGGAAATTTATCAGGACCTTTTATATATTCATCTTCTTTATATTGTTCTACAATTTGTTTTTTTTCTTCTTTTTCATTTTTTTCTTTTTTATTTTTTTCATCTTTTTCTTTTTTATTTTTTTTATTCATTTGTTCCAAACACTTTTTATTTGTATTAATTCTACCGACAGTATTGTATTTATCAAAACAACATGGAAGACAAAACCCATCTGGATGAGAATCAGCAATTAATCCAGGATATTTTTTATAGTTGTTTTTTCCTTGTTTTGGTTGATAAAATTCATAAATATAATAACCTGGTTTTACTTTTTTTTCTTTTTTAGGCAATACTTTTCCACATGTTGGATGAACTAAATCTTTTGTACCATCTTTATTTATGATTTCTTTTAAATCTTTAGGATCAACAATTGTATTTGTTTTTAAACACCAATATCTAGGGCAAATATAATTAAATTGATTATTTGGATCTGATCCATATTTAATAACGTCTTCTTCTCTTAAAAAATTTGGATGTTCTTCATTTATTTTATTTAGTTCATCATCTGTTAATATAACTGGTTGACGTCTTTGATCTGAACTACATGTTCTAGAATAAGCGTTATATTGTGCAGAATCTTCTTTAATAATTAAAATAGGGTCTTTGTTTTCAATTAATGATTGAAAATAATAAGGTTTATTTAATTTCATATTATCAATGTTTTTTATATCATAATCTTGAGAAGAATGCATTTTTTCTTGTTTTTCTTGTTTTTCTTGTTTTTCTTTTTTTTCTTGTTTTTCTTGTTTTTCTTGTTTTTCTTGTTTTTCTTGTTTTTCTTGTTTTTCTTGTTTTTCTTGTTTTTCCTGACTTTTATATTCAGAAACTTTTACAGACTCTTCTGATAATGGTGA